GCTAGCAAAATCGCGTGCTACGCCTTTTGGATTGCCCATGTCCGAACTTTAACACGGGTCCTGAGGTCTGTCACTATATTATGCGAATCTCAATAGGTAGAAGGTCTGAAAGGCCTGACTGGTCAAGGAGAAATAATTCGTCACCATGCCGTTCATCCCTCTATTCCCAACGACCTGCATTGTCAGCGGCCCGACGTCATACTCGGCTGCATCAAAGGAAAGGAAGTTGAAATACCTCGATGGTTCAGTTGTGCTCTCGAAGTTGAATGCCAGATTCCAGTCGGGGACCACGAGATAGCCCGTCCCGTTGTCCGGGTGGCCAGCGATTCCTCCACCGCTCAGGCGCACATTTCCTGGTGCACCGCCGAAGCCCATGCCAGATTCAACGTAATAGCCAACGTTCACCTCAGTACCCTTAGGTGCACCCTCAAACGTGAACGTCATTGTGCCTTGGCCAGGACATTGAATGGATTGAATGGCAACCCACATAGCCACACCGAATACAATCTCCATGCACCGTCGGAGGTGCCGAGTAACTTCACGCTTACGCAATTGGTTATTCATACATATCGATGTTGTTTTTCTGTTTGCTGTTAGGGCGTGACAAGAACGTTTGTGACCGAGATCCCCGCCTGGTACATGTCGAGGCTGATACCGCCCTGGGAATAAGCCCCCGCGTTGGGTTCCGTGTCGGTCACGTTAGTGACTGATTGTGAGTCGTAGTAGACTTGTATCTGGGTGCCCTGGAATGTGAGTTTTAGGGTGTGCCATGTGTTCGTTATCGTGCCTGTCAGATTTACCTGGGCCATCGGCATTCCGTTGGTTCCGTTATAGCCCCAATTTAGCCAGTCCGAGAATTTTACAACCTTCAGCACCTTGTCCCCGCCCTGGGAGCCTTCAGGATAAATCCATGCGGCATAGTGTGCGCCGTTTGCCGTTGGTCGGACCGATGATGAGGTAAAGGTTGGTTCCGGGAGTGAAGGCGAAGGGTTGGTAATTGGTGTCGCCGCCAAAGTGGTTGGTGCCGCTTCCGGGCGGTGGCGGGTAAACGATGCCGTTCTGCTGGGCGAGTTCCTGGGCGAGAACGAGCTCGGAGTCGTCTACGAGAAAATGACCGGGTGAAACGAAATAGACGGGGCAGTCCTGGTAGATGCTGCCTGCGATGCCGGGCATGGGCGGCCAGTTGGTGTGGCTTAAGATTCTAAAGTTTCCGGCGCGTGGCGGTGACCAGACGCCTTCATTTACCTGCCACTGGGCGTGGGCGACGGTGGGGAGGGCGAGCAACAACAGCAGGGTAATGCTCAGGCGAGGCTTAAGTTTATTCATTAGTGTTTGCAGGGATGTTTTAACACTCTGTTGGCGGCAGCTTATCGGAGCGGACGGTTAGCGTCAAGCCGCTTTTAATAGTATCATTACTACTTGTAAGTTGTATTAATTGCAGTTGAGGCTACTGGTTGCAAGGCCGCACGGGTTCGGACCGGGCGGCGGGGGGCCAATATTAGTGAGTTAGTCGGTGGAGGACGACTTAGCTCGCGGCGGTGAGGAGGGCGTCGGTGGCGTCGGTGGCGGCGTAGTCGAAGTCGATCTCTTCGATGAATTTGACCCGCGAGTTGGTCGTTGACGAACAGGACGTGGTCGGAGGTGTCGATGCGGGGATGGCTGGGATCTGGTTTGTGAACAGCGTGGTGGATTCGCTGTCGAGTGGATTGACCAGGATCCGGCGATGGTAGCTGCTCATCATGCCGCCGCCGATTTCGCAAGACAGATAAGGGTAGCGGGGCACATCCGCGCCATCCGTCACCGTGTGTTCCCCGGGAATGTCCGTCCCGAACGCGCCCTCCGTGCGCAGGGCGGAAAATTGAAAGCCGGCCCAATAAATCTCCCCGGGCATGGGCGTCAGTTCCCGGTCCCAAAAGCCTTCAGCATACACTCCGTAGAGCGGGATTAACTCGCCAAACGGCATCGCCGCGCGCAGTTGCGGCCAACCGGTGCGAGTATATAGCGGAACTTCCAGGCCGGCTTCGCGGGCCAGTTGTTTCAGCGTCAGCAGATGCTGGGCTGGCCCGCTGTACTCATTTTCCAACTGGATGCCAATCACCGGGCCGCCATCCTTCCATAACAACCCGGCCAACTGCTGCGCGATTTGGCCGTAAAAGATCCTCACCTTTGCCAGGTAACTGCTGTCCTCGCAGCGCGTCTTCCAACCCTTCTGTTCCAGCCAGTCTGGAAACCCACCATTGCGCACTTCGCCATGGTCCCACGGTCCGCAACGAACGATCGTTTTGAGTCCGAGCTCGGCGCTAAGCTGAACGAAGCCTCGCAAGTTGCGCCGGCCGGACCAATCAAACTGGCCTTCAATCTCCTCGTGATGAATCCAAAAAACATAAGTGGAGACAATATCAATGCCCCCCGCCTTCATCTTCAGCAGTTCCTCCCGCCACTCGCTTTCCGGGTAGCGCGCGTAGTGGAATTCGCCCATCGCCGGCATCCACCGCTTGCCGTCGAGCATCAGGCTGCGGCTATCGAGCGTGATGGCCGTCCCGGCGGGATTCCGCGCCGGCCCCATTTTGAATCCTTCCGTAACGGGCGGCGTGGGCGGGGCAATGGCAGTGGTGCATTGGTCGGCAGCCACGTCCCTCAGGGCCGGGATGGCGAGCCAGACCGTCAGCACAATCTTCGGTGCGCGAGAGCAGTTCAACATAACGCGGGTGCGGGTACGCTTAATTCAGCAATGTTGCTCATTTTCGGCGGTGACGAAAGCCTCACAGATGTATGGTTCTATTAGGTGATGGACCAGCGCGTGTGCTTGCTGAGGACTGCCTGGACGGACTGGAGCAGGTCCTGGGTGGCGAACTGCTGGTAGGCGACGCCGGTGGGCCAGTAGGTTTTCAGGCCGATGTGATCTCGGTTTTTGAACCAGAAGGCGATTTGCTCGACCGCGGCCTGCTCGATGTCCGCCGGAAGTTGAAAGTTGAAAGTTGAAAGTTGAAGGTTGGAGTCCGGCATCACATAACCCCCGGTGTAGCAAATGCGGAATGCGGAGTTCGGATTGCGGAATGGTAATGGCGGAGACAAGGAAATGATGCAGTCGCAGCGGATGAGGTAGTCGGGGGCGGGAGTGATCTCCTGCCAGCCCGTGGATTCGGAGGTTTTGGTTTCGAATTTCGTGACGGTTTCGACTGGGTAGCAGGCGGCGAGCACTTCCGTGCTGGCGCCATCGAATTCCTGGGTGAAGTTCTCGGTGCGGGCCAGGGTGCGATTCGTTTCTTTATCGAAACGGGGGCCGAGGGCGGTGAGGGCGGCGGTAAGGAGGGTGTCGTACTGCGGATCGGCGGGCTCGATGGCGAGGCGGGCCTTGAGGGCGGAGAGGGTGGAGAGCATGGGAGGACAAGTGTGAGTTAGTGAATTAGTGAGTTAGTGAATGCGGCGTCGGCCGCCGGTGCGCGGACGGGGGAGGAACGGGTATTCTCTGGGGATGCGGCTTAGTGGTGGATCAACGACCAGCATGAGCGGTGCGAGCCAGCCGCTGAGGGCGCTCGCGCTGCAACTGACCTAAACGGCTGGCTCGCATCCGCTGCATGCTGTGGTTGGGCGTTCTCAATGGTTGCTCCTCAGGGATTGAATAAGGTTCTCCTGCGCACGAGCCATGTCCTCGTCGGCTTGAGTTGCTCGCCGGCCAGCCTTTAGTTCGAGGAGATCTCGCTCAGTGGCAGTGATGTAATCCCTCAGAGCCACCTTGACCTGTGATGGGGCATAACCAGCATCGATCTGCTTTAGAGCCGCTAGGAACCGCTCCGCGCTTTCCGCGCCCTGTGGCCCCTTTTGAAGCTGGGTGACCGCGGCATCAAGCTGATTGGCGATACTGCGCGTCTCTCTGGCATGGATGAGAGTGCCCAAGCACCACCAACACATGAACGCGTTAACGAATATCAGAAGCACCATTCCGACGAGGAACTTCTTTGACTTTGGGTTTATTTTCATCGCTCAACCGATTCCGCGATAATGCTCGGCTACGCCGACTGCGACTCATTTCTTTTCATCTTGCAGGCAGTGCCATGTGCCGTCACCGTGTTTTGTGAAAACGAATCCGTAGCCTTTGCTTTGGGTCAGCAAGGCAGTGCCCTCAGGATGCGTGACCCGTATCACGCCATTTGTGAGCTTCGCATTCTCCACATCAACGCTGAAGGCCTCCCAAACCCAGTCGACCTCCTTGCGAAGGTCCGCCATCTGGGCAATGGGAACGGCCGTCTGGTACTCCATCACCAGGGCGGACTCGCCATTCGGAAAGTCCATTCTGTGGACGCCCGCCGGGATGATGAGCTTTGTTATCACAGCCCTCCTCACCTGCGTCTCGCAGTAGTCGGCAACTGCTTTGGCCTCGTGCAGGCTACCCGTATACCGGATGCCGGTCAAAAAATATACGCTCTGCTTTCCCTGGAAAACCCCCGCATTCCAAGTGAGATAAAGTCCCTGCAACTGCTGCTGGGTAAGCCTGGGGAATTTCTTCTGAATGGCAGGGGCGAGGCCATTGGCGATAAGCGCCTTACCGATCTGTGCGGCTGAATCGAGGCTGGTATTAGGGTAGCCGGTCGGCAGTTCAACAACCCGCTGCTCCACGCTCGAATGTTGGATGCATCCCGACAAGAAAAGAACCCCACAGGCCAGAGTCGAAAGCAAAGCGGTCTTCATGTGCTTAGGCATCGTCATTCCCTTTCCTTTTCGGTCTGGAACAAAGGCTTGTACGGAGTTTGTCTGATTCTGGTCGCCCATATTCCGGGTTAAGCAGCATGACTGATGCCAGAGTTGGATGTTGATGAGTGCCGCCCGGGGTTGGACCGGGCGGCGGGGGGCTGCGGAATGGGATTCGACTAAGAGCAGGAGCAAGAGCAAGAGCAAGAGCAAGATTGAGGCTAGCTCGCGGCGGTGAGCAACGCGGCGGTGGCGTCGGTGGCGGCGTAATCGAAATCAATCTCTTCGATAAATTTGACCGCGAGCTGGTCGTTGACGAACAGGACGTGGTCGGAGGTGTCGATGCGCGGATGACCGTGCTCGCCAAACCACCAGTAGGACAGGGCGCCGAACACGGCCAGGGGCGAGCTGACCGCGGCGGTGGTGCCGTAGGGTTGGAGGACGTCGGTCCACACGATGGGATAGCCGTCGAGGATGGCGGTGCCGTCGGGAAGGCGCTGGTACACGTTGGGTTCGGCCTGGGTCTTGAAGCCGGGGAGCGCGGTTTCCCAGGTGGAATCGAGGTAATAGGCGGAGAGGCGGGCGCTGAGGGCGGCCTTGTTGACCTTGGTCCGCAACGTGCGGAAGTCGGCCAGGGTGGCGTCGCTGGGTTTGATCTTGCCGGCGCCCAGAGTGATGGTGTTGGTGCTCTCCTTTGCGACCTGGACGATGCCTTTGACGGTGTCAAAACCGGGGTTGCCGTCGGCCAGGAAACCCATGGTGTCTTCATAGCGGGCGAACTCAATGGCGCCGTAGCGGGCCAGGAAGTGGCCCATGGGGACGATGCTCTGCTCGTCGATCTCGCGTGGAAGCCGGACGAGGCCGCCGATCTTATGGGATTCGAGCGAGGCGAAGCTGATGCTTGGCACCTTGTCGGGCAGGGCGGCGGACATGGCGACGCAGCCGAAGGCGGGGCGGGTGCCCATGCGAGCCGGCTTGGCGGTGCCCATGCCGATCGGGTAGTGGCTCATGTGCTTGCGGACGACACCGAACTGGGAGATGAGCTCCCGGATCTCGCCGGCATACTGGAGGGGGAGGGGAATCTCGGTCGTGGTGAGGGCAGCGCGGGTGGTGAGGTCGAGCGTGCGGCGGGCGAAATCGGCGAGCAGATCGCGCTGGGTGTTGACGGAACAGAGGGCTTCAAGCCGATTGCTCTTTTGGCACTGCTGAATGAACTGGGCCATGATGTGGGCGGCGCAGTCGTCGGTGACGTGGCCGGGTGGGGACGTGCGAGCGTGGAGCGTGGGAGCGTGGGAGCGTGAGGCGAGCAGGCGGCGGGTCTCGGTGAGCTGGTCGGCGAGGTGGGCGTGGTCGGACTGGAGGGTGCGGACGGTGGCGGGGAGTGACTTGAACTCGGGCCAGGAGGTTTGGACTTCGGCCATGATGGAGGTGAATTCGGTTTCGGGGGTAGTGGTGGTACTGGTTGTTTGCATTTTTATTCTTGGTTTTTGATTTTTGGGGAAAGGGACGGAAGGGACGGAAGGGACGGAAGGGACGGATAGGACCAATGGGACCGATGGGAGCAATGGGACCTATGAGCGGAGGAGATCGCGGAATTGACGGGCGAGATCGAGAAGGGTCGGACTGGTGGGACTGGTAGGACGGGTCGGACTGGTGATTTGGCGAATGAGATCTAGGGTGTCTTTGAGATCGGAGTTTGCGAGCACGCCGGATCTATACGCGAGCGCGAGGGCGTTCGGGTTGGCAGGGATGGCGACGGCGCTGACTTCAAGGAGCTCTTGCTCCAGGTACTTTCGGCGGAAAGTTGACTCGGCGGTGCCGTCTTCCCAGCGGATGGGGATGAAGCCGACGCTGACCGCGTTGAGGAATCTACCGGCATAGAGGGCATGGGCGATTTTCGCCACGGGGTTCGCGTCGACCGCGAACTGGATCCGCTGATACAAGTGCGGAGTGCGGATTGGGGATTGCGGAATGGAATCGGCCTGACGGATTTCGGTGATCAGAGCGCGGCCTAACGTGAAGATGATGTCGCCGTACTGGTGGGCGTTTTGGAAAACGGGATTTTTCTGGTAGGTGGAAAGCTTCCAGCCAGCGGGGGAAATGATTTCGTGGTAACGATCGAGAGTGGGATCGCTGGAAACAAAATCGAGACACGAATTACACGAATTGTCACGAATTTCCGGGGTCTTGATCTCGACTTGGATGAGACCGCGGAGGCCAGGGCGGCCGTCGAACAGGGGGATGAGGCGGTTAGTCATGGATTGATGGATTGATGGATTGTTGGATTGATGGGGGCGGGAGGTTCACCGCAGAGACGCGACAGAAGCTGAGCTGGAACAGAAGGAAACGAAGGAAACGAAGATTGAACCGCGGAATACGCTGAATACGCGGAAGCGGATTGCAGCGGCAGAAAATGAGTGACATAGTTGTGGTATGAAACGGGGTCGGCGAGTTTTCCTGGTGCTGGTCGCGTGTGGGGTGGTGGCTGTGGTGGCCGCGCTCGTCTGGCCGCGGGAGAGGGAGCCGGAATACCAGGGAAAGAAGCTGAGCGAGTGGCTCGAAAAGAATGCGGGCACGCTGTGGCGTTGCGGTTTTCGCGAGGGCGCGGAAGCGCAGGAGGTTCGGAGGGCGGTGGAGCATATGGGGACAAATTGCCTACCATTTTTGCTGAGGTGGATTTGTGACGCGGGGGAGCGGCCGTGGGGAGGGGCGGCTGTTGGTGCAGTGGAGCGGGTTTGCCGAGGGTCTATGTTCGGCGACCGAGAGGCGAGGGGGTTTACTGCGGTGTGGGGTTTCCACTGTCTGGGGGCTCGGGGAAGGCCGGCAATTCCGGAGTTGGTACTGATGACGGAGAGCACGAACGTGGCTACTTCGCAGATGGCGGCGTACGCGATGGGTGAAATTGGGGGCGATGCCGTTCCGGCGTTGCTTAACATGGTGACGAATAGGCCCTTGTCGGCCGAGCGCTATGTGAGGCTGCGGGCGGCATGGTGGCGCGTTGGAAAGGACGCGAGATCCGCCGCGCCTGTGCTGGTGGGCCTTTTGAAGGACGAGGACGAGCTGGTGGCCAGCCTGTCGGCTAACTTGCTGGGGGACGCGCCGGTCGAACCGGAGATCGCAGTGCCGGCGTTGACGGAGGGTGTCAGAGGGAGGAATGCACGTGTGCGCCGCTGTGCCATGTACTCGCTTGGGCAGTTTGGAGAGCAAGCGCGTCCGGCGGTGACGGCCCTGGTTGGGGAGCTCGACAATCCGGAGGAGGGGGTTCGGGAAGACGCCACGAATGCACTGCGGAAGATTGCGCCGGAGGTGCTGGAGAATGGTCATTTCGGGAAGGGGACGAGTGGGGAACGTGGAACGGTGAACGTTGAACATTGAAGGCTTAAATCTGAAACGGGGACGGCGAATTTTCCTGGTGCTGCTGGCGTGCGCCTTGGCCGTGGTGGTCGCTGCGCTCGTCTGGCCGCGGGAGAAGGAGCCGGAGCACCAGGGGAAGAAACTGAGCGAGTGGATTGCTTACCGGAATTCTGGTGACATCGGCGCGCACGAGATGGAGCGGCATGCGGTGCGTGCCATCGGAACCAATGCTCTGCCGTTTCTGGTTACTTGGATTGCGTACGAAAGGCCGGCTTGGCTCGGGCGAGTTCCTGCCGAGTTGCGGAGGCTGTTGCGGCTGGACGCGCTTTACGCGGTGAGGAAGAGAAGGGCTGATGGCGCGGTGGAGGCGACACGCTGGGCCCCAAGGCTGCTTCCGCCGTTCCTTCGCTGGTGAGCGTATCCGCCCGAAGCAAGGACTACGAGGTGGTCTTTAGGATTTTCGATGCGATGCACTCGATTGGGAGCGCGGCGGTGCCAGGGCTCCTGGCCTGCGCTGGGGACCGCGATCCTGCGGTGGCCATCGATGCTCTCCGTTGGGTGGAGGCGTACCCTACCGAGGCCGATCGGATCTTGCCGGTCCTCACCAACTGTCTTGCCAGCTCTGACCCGTTGTTGCGGCAGGCGGCCGCGGCCGGCATTCAGCATATGAAGGCTGAACGGAGGAGCAGGGACGAACGTGGAATATGGAACATGAACGTTGAACATTGAACGGGGGGCTACGACGACGAGGACGAGAACGAGGACGAGGACGACTTTGACAGCGGTTGGTACTTGGAGGGCAGATAGCCGGTGTCGCCCCAGGGGAGTGGTGGGAAGCCGAGATCGAAAAAGCGGTTGAGGTGATTGAAAGGCACACCCATATCGAAGCCGATCTTGGCGGAGGCCAGGCGCTTGCGGAGGGCTTCCTGCATGATCGGCAGGGCCTCGAGATCGAACCAGCCGGTGGCCGTGGGGTCGAGGACTCTCACAGTCGCTTCTTCTTCGGCTTCGAGGCGGCGGCAGAGCGGGGCCACGCGATTTTCGATGAAGTTGAGGCGGGCGCCCTGCATGACGTCGTACTTGTTATGGTCGGTGCTGGTGACGATTTCTTCGGGCACGCCGAACACCGCGCAGATTTCGGCGCGTGAGAACTTGCGGTTTTCAAGGAACTGAAGATCGGCGCTGGAAAGCGTGGGTTTGACGATTTCGTTCACGCCCCAAAGAAGGATGGGGCGGTCGGCGGTGCCGGCGCGGCGCTTGCGGTTATTGAGGGTCGCTTTGATCTGCTCGCGCTGCTGGTCATCGAGCTGCTGGTCGGTGCGGACGATGACGCCGGTGTCGGCGTTGTTGTCAATGATGCCGTGCATGAAGGCGGCGGAGGCGAAGTCGGTCTTGGTCGCGAGCGCCGCAACGGAGAGGGGAGACATGCCGCGCCAGAAATCAAAGGGATTGGGAAGTTTTTCGAACCAGACTTCTTCGGGGAGAAAGACCTGAGAGTCCAGAGGCGTGTCGGGGCCGAGGCCGGTATAGCGCCAGCCGAGAAGGCGTCCATTCTCCACCACGTGTTGAAACCTTGCGGGATCTAATATTAGCACGGATTTGAGGCGGCTGGGGCGGGAGGAGCGTGGAGCGTGGAGCGTGGAGCGTGAAGGACCCCTCTCCCCGGATGATGGATGATGGATGGTGGATGATGAAAGTGCGGAATGCGGAGTTCGGAATGCGGAATGAACAGCCTCCTCTCCCCAGCCCTCTCCTCCAGAGGAGGAGAGGGAGCCCGCTCCGCCTCCGCTGCGCTCCGGCGCGACCAGAGAGGAAGAGAATGAGGAAGAGGATGAGGAGGATTCGAAAATCGGGATGCGCATGCACTCGCCGCGGAGCATCAGCCAGGTGACGCGGAGCTCCCAGTACTGGAATCGGTTAATTTGCGGATGGGGATGGGAGTAGAAGCTGGCCAGGGGCCCGGACGTGATCAAGTTTTCCCGCCCGCGATCGCCGCGCGAGAAAAGGAAGGGGACGTTGGCGACTTGTTCCGCGAGGACGCTGATGGCGCGGTAAACCCAGGGGAGCTGCTGGTAGGCGTTGGTGAGCAGGGCGGCGGGCTGGATGTTGGCTTCGCAGCCGGAAACCCGCGCGAGGGCTTCCGGGCCGAGGAGGTTGACGGGGGTTTCGACGGGTGCGGAGCGGCGAGAGAAGGTGAGGTTGATGCCGAAGGGGAGGCGCATGGGAGGTGGAACGCTAATGGACGCTAATTGAACGCTGATGGGTGGAGGGGAGGTAATCAGTAATCAGTAATCGGTAATCAGTGGGACGGATGGTTAGCACACGAGGCCGCCGGCGGAGAAGCGCTGACGTGCCGCTTCCTGACGGAGGGCTTTGGCCCAGAAACGGTCGCAGTGGCTGTCGTCGGCCTGGCCGTCCAGTCGGATGTTGCCGCTTGGGGTGACTTCCTTGCGCAGGGCCCGGAGGTCGGCCCGCAATTTGTCATCGCGGACAATACGCAGTTTGCGGTCTTCGAAGGCGGCGCGCAGGTTAAACGCGAGCTGCTCCTTCACGTGGGCAGTGAAGTTGACGCCTTCGACTTTCCAGCCGGCGATTTCTTTGGCGCGCTCGAACAGGTGTGTGCCGATGGGGCTCGAATCGAGGCAGGCGCGCTTGACCTGGGATAGGCGCAGGATGGGGAACAGGTTCGCTTCGATTTCGGCGAACGGGCGATTGTGCAGTTCGATGCGGCAGCGATCCCAGATCACGTCGCCGATCTTTTCGCCGACATCTATGACGCAGAGGTTCTTGGAGCGCGCGACGTCGACTCCAACGTAAAGCGTGGGAGCGTCAGAGCGTGGGAGCGTGGTCGACCCGGCGTGTTGCGTGTTGCGTGTTGCGTATTCGATGAGCTCGGTCGGGGTGAGGAGTTTGAGACTGGCATCCTCGCAGGCGGCGAGCAGGTCGTAGGAAATAAAGGCCGCGTTCTGGTCGGCGGCGATGCAACAGTATTCCTGATTCCATTGGTCCTCATCTATGCACTCGGCGTGGATGCGGGCCTCAAATTCTTCGCGTGTTTCATTGCGGCCGGATTTCTCGTTGATGCGCTCGACCAAGCCCTCGGAGATGGCTTTCTGAAGTGGGTAGGAGTACAGGTGCCAGGGTGACTTGGCTGGATCTCGGCGGGTGTCCTGGATGATTTGGTTGAAGACGGTGCCGGGACCGCGGTGGGTGGAGATGATGGACATGGTACCGCCCCACTGGGTGACGGGCTTGGCGGTGCTGAAGAGTAGCCGCTGGTCGGGGTGGAGGGCGAACTCGTCCAGTTTGACGTGGCCGCGCTTACCGGCGAAGGCGTTGGGGTTTGAGGACAGGCAGTAAATAGTGCGCCCGTTGGCGAACTGGAGGGCGAAGGCGGAGGAATTGGTTTTGCGATCGAGGACGACACGGCCCTTGTACTCGGCGGCGAGATGGAGGACCTTGGCCCACTGTTTGCAATCTTCGAGGTAGAGGCAGGCCTGGAGCTCATCGCGGGAGCTGACCCAGACGTCGAACTGGGCATCGCCGGGGCTGGCTTTGAGGACCGAATCGAGGGCGTCGGTCTTGGTGGCGCCGACCTGGCGTGACTTTTCCCAGATGCGGAGGGGCCAAGGGTCGTTCAGCCAGGCGGCCTGGGTGGGGAGGCACCAGATTTCCTGGGGGGAGGGGGTTTGACTCAAGTCTGCTCCAGTTGACTCAAGTTTAGTCAAGTCTGCTCGAGTTTCCGGGCCGGGGGCACTTGAGCAAACTTGAGTGGACTTGAGTGAAGGGGCCTGGGGCACTTGAGTAGACTTGAGTGAAGGGGCCGAACCGATGCCGAATATGGAGAAGAAGCTCATAGTCAGATGATCTTGATCTCGCGGGTGATGTCCTTGAGCTCCGAGCCGGAGAGGAGGTTCTTTTTTGGTTTTTCCTTTTGAGCGGCGATCTTGGCCGCGAGGACCGACTGCTGGGTTCGGTGGTGGGCGCAGGCGGCTTCGCCTTCTGAAAGGCGTGAGAGCGCGTTGACGATTCCGAGGTAAAGCTCGGGCCTTTTTTCGATGGCTTCGATAAAGCTGGAGGGATTGAAGGAATTCAGGAGCTCGTAGAGTTGGGTGCCGGCGACGGTGCGGGCGGCGTCCTGTGCTGGCTGTCCGGCTTTTTCTTCGAGGAGCCTGTGGCTGGACTCGCCGGTGAGACGGAGGGCGTCCGCGCGGTATTCGGTGTCGAGCCAGTCGCGGTGTCCGCCTCTTGCCCAGGAGCCGATATGGTCTGCGTTGAGGTCTTTGCCGTCGTCGCCGAGGGCTTCCACTATCTTTGGGTAGGAGAGGCCGTCCAGGATCATAAAGTTTATCTTGTCACGGATGGGCTTTGGTTTGCGGGCGACGAAACCGTTGCGGCGCCAATGTTCTTTTTTGTTGGCGTCGGTGGCTTTTTCGCCCGTGCCGGGTGATGGCTGGCCGTCTGGCGGGCTGGGCGATGTGTCGTCTTCGGGACTCATGGGGGAATGCGGAGAATCGGTAACCAGTAATCAGTGATCAGTAATCAGTGGTCCGAGGCCAGAGGTCGCGTCAGCCGGTGACTAGGTGGAGGGAACTGCGCGTGCGCTCGTCGAGGCGGGCGACGGCGGAGTCGAGGGAGTCGAGGCGGCGTTCGAAATTGGCGCCCTGGTGATCGAGCGTGGTGAGCACTTGATTGTGCTGCTGCTCAATCTTTTCGGCCAGGGCGAGATAGCTGGCGCCGATGCGGTCGCGGACGGCGGTCAGTTCGTGATGGAACTCGGCGCGCGTGATGGTGTCGGGCTTGGGGACCTTGCGGCCCAGGTACTTTTTGGCGAGGGCGGCGGCGGCGGTGATCAGGGCGACGGCGATGCCGGCGGTTGTGGTAGTGGCGGCGAACATAGGGCAGTGAGTGAGTTAGTGAATTAGTGAATTAGTGAGTGTGAGATGGGGGCAGAAAGGATGAACCACGAAAGGGACGAAAAAGACGAAAGGGACGGAAGGGACCAGAGACGAACGCTGAACATCGAACAGTGAACGTTGAACTTTGAACCGGAGGAACCGCGGAGGCGCGGAACTGACGAGAACCACGAAAGGGACGAAAGGGACGAAAGGGACAGGAGGGCCGGCGCAACGCAGGACTGAACAATCTGGGCAAGTCATAGTGTGTGATTTTGGAGTTGCCTGTCAGTGCCTGGCTGCGCCGGCTGGTGCGCGCTGGTGGTGGGGCTGTGATTTGCGCGGGGAAGAGGTGTTAACCACGGATTTCACGGATTTCACGGATGGGCTTTTAACCGCAGAGAACGCAGAGAGCGCAGACCCGCCTACGCTTCGCTTCGGCGCGGCGAGGCCAGCTGCAGCTAACTGACCGCGGAGGTGGCCGTGGCGGTGGGCGAGGAACCAGGCGGCGACGATTGCGGCTACGCCGGCCAAAATCAAGAGCTCGTGGCCGACCGCTAACGTGGGGAGAATGATCAAGGCGAGGCCGCCGAGGGTGATGGCGGCACTGGTGGTGACGCTGCCGATGATGGCTTGCAGCGGGGGCCAGAAGAGGGAGGCGAGACCTAATATAAATATGGCGGCGCCGAGCCAGGTGATGCCTTTCAGACTGGAGAGCTTGGCGGCGAGCTCACGGGCGGTGTCCTTTTGCGACGCGCCTAGTTCTGTCGTCGCGTGTGTTTCCTGGCGATCGACGACGGCGACGGGCTGGGGCGGTATGGTTGAAGGTTGAAAGTTGAAGGTTGAAGGACCTGGCGGTCGGCCATCGGACAAAGTGTAGGT